TATTTAAATTCCTGTTCTAATGTGTCGGTTTCATTTGCTGATTCTAATTTACACGTAATTAAATCAAAATCTGTTAATGTTAATTTCGTGCGGGCATTTACAATTTGAAGCACCGCAGAACCGATTGTATCCATTTGGATATTTGAACCGTCGCCATCGAATTTTGTAATAATATCAATAGAAACATTTACATTAGCATTGTATTTTGATTTATCGCTTGCGTCTGTAATATCAATATTCGATATACAAATACATGGATATGTTGCCGACTTAGGCAATTCAGCATATACTGGAACAGCAACAGCATTATACGTTACTGCACCGTTTAAAGCGGTGTAATAAGCTGAACGTATTTTATTGCTACAATCCTTCATGGTCTGTTTAATTCTGTTTGTAATTTACGCAAAGATATAAAAAATCTCTGTTTATTAATAGTGAATGACGGATTAATAAATGTTCTCGGTTTTGTTCCTCTTTTCGCTATCTTGCGGGCTATTAAAAATGCAATGCTTTTTATTTGCTTTGGTTTTTTTGCCATGCCTTTACGCTTAACCCATCCTTCAAGTTTATTTGATGGTGGAAAGTGAGGACGTGTTCCGTATTCAACGTGTGCAGCATAATTAGTTATATTTCTTAACTCACCTAATAATGGCTTAGTTACTACTTTAAACGATTTACTTGATTTTAATGTTCCAGTATCAACAATTTTTTTCTTATTTATAAAATCAATTGAATCACTTCGCATATCGGTAGTAGCAATATGTATCAGTTTAGTCACTCTATCACGAACTTCCTTCTTTCGGAAGTTGAGATAACCGACTGTATTCTGTACGCTTACTCTATCTAATTCTAACTGTATCATGCTTTTTCAAATGCTTCTATAATTGTTTCAAAGCCTTCATTGTTGTTATTTATTATTGAATTAAATTGTAAGCGCTTTCCTAAATATTCACAGTAATCTTTTTCGGTAAAAACTTTATTAGTATAAGGTAGTTTAATTGTATATCCTTTCGTGTTTACAATCTGATTCATTTCGAAATCTCTCGAAACAGAAGTAGGATTAACATTGGCCCAAAAATTACCCAATGAAGTTACGGTTTCAGTGTAACCACCCTGACCATCTGAGGCCTGAGTAACTGTATAAATTGTAATTACGTGTCGATATGTACCGGGATTCATATTAAAAAAATATTACTTTTCTGTATGGATATAATAACATTTTTGATTCTTTACATAAGTTTGTACCTGCAGCCATCATTGATTCAGATTCTCCCTCTGTTCTTGTGTAATACAATTCAGCCATCTGTTTAAGAATCGCCATTTTAATTGCTGCCGGAACGTCTGTATAACCTGAATAGTATTCAACTATTAATGTTGTGTTATTACCTGAATTATTAATTACTATTTTACGATCACTTAATCCAGTTATAAAAAATGAATCGTTTAAAGTAAGGTCTGTTTCAGTTCCTTTTTTGTCAACTAAGTAACACTCTGTAATGTCTTCTTTTGCCTCTATCGGTGTCCATGGTAATAAGTATTCAGTTCCGTTAATATCGAATGCCGTTCTGTATTCTTTGCGAGCAATTGACCTATTAATATAACCCTCGCACAATTGACGTGCAGCCGAAATAAACAAATTAACTAAATCATCTTCAACAGACATTGAAGTATAATTTTGTTTTAAATAGTTCTTTGCCTCAGTTAATGTAATAGGCTCAGATGATGGCTGGGTTAAAATAATAGATTCAATCATTATTTTATGCTTTTAGTTGTTTTGCCTTTTATTTTCAATTCCTTTGTTTCAGGTTTTTGATCTTTCAATTCTTTTTCAATAGATTCTTTTTCCATAGATTTGTTTTTATATTCCGAAGCCAATACCACAATACCGCTATTCTTTAGAGTACTATATCTCCTTCCGTTTAATAATATTTCGTCACCAACAGAATACCCATTGTATTCTTTTATAAAAATACATTTAAATTCGTCCATTTTTGTAAAACTTTTAATAAATAATTCAAATTTTATTTTATCTTCTGTAAATATTTCAGTCAATTCAATTGCTCTTTGTTTGCATTTATCGGAAACCTTTTTATAAACTTTTTCGTCATCCAGTTTTCTTATCATTGAAACCCATTCAGAAATACAATCACGATCACAGAACAAACCCGCATCTGATAATGATTCTTTAAGTCCGGGAGTTGCTTGCGCTATGACAGGAATACCGCTTGCAATTGCTTCACAAGCTACCCTCCCCCATGATTCATAAGATGAAGGCATTAATACTATGCGGGCTTTTTTATACACATCCCTAATCTCTTTTGTATTCTCAAGTATTGTAACATTCTTTACCGATTCATCTATATACTGCTCACCGTAACCACCTTTAACGCCAATAAATTTTTTATCCGGCATTTGTTTTGCGATTTCAAATAAAACCTTACCGCCTTTATTTTCCCAAAGATTAATTAATACAATTGCCTCAGCTCCTGAATTATCTACTTTGTAATAATCCATATTAATAATAGGATGGCATACTATTGATGGTCTGCTGTAATTCAAAGATTTTGCGACCCATTCAGAATTATAAACAACATATCCATCGTGTTGACATTGTTTAATCTCACCGTATGGATGATTATTATGAATAATATGCAATAATGGTTTTTGAAAATCTCTCGAAACATTAATACTTTTGCCAGTTTGGTCTAAGTGTGTAACGATAACATCACACCAATTGCAGAACTTACCATAATATCTGAAATCTTGCGGGTATATCTCTACACCTTCAAATACTAATTGATCGCTTATTCCACGGGTAATTACCTTTACTGAATGACCTTGCTCAATTAGATGTTTATTAAGATCGTGCGCCATCCATTCAGCGCCTGCATTATGATAAGGTGGATAACCGTGTATATTCCAAAGTATATTCATTTATTTCGTAAATTTGGTTACTAACATATAATGTCCCCACTTATCCGGCTCACCATCTTTTAATATTTCCCATCCGGGTATATTTTGAAAATCTTCTTTTGTGAATAAAGATTTATGTCTTTCAAATTCATTTCCACCAACAGCGCCCTGCTCGCAAAATATCGATGGGGTTGATATTAATAAAATTCCTGCGGGGCTTAATGCTTCTTTTAATTTTTCAATTACCTTTAATCCTGTTTCTTTTTCAAAATGTTCAATTACATCCGCAATAATAATACAATCGTATTTATCGTTAATGTCGGTCTTAAATACATCCGATATATTAACATGAGTATAAACATTCCAAAGCGGTGTCCTATAATTCGGAAACGCCTCTATTCCATAAATTTTACATGAAGGAATGTAATTGGATACAATAGCGCCATACATTCCATTACCTATTCCGACATCTAATAATGTGCGGGGTTGTTTAATTATAACACTGTTTATAATATCAGGGATTGATGCGTATGATGATATTGGCATATTGGTTTTTTAAAAAAATAGGGATGAACTTAATCACCCCTATTTATGTTAGTATTAATTACTATGCTGAACCTTTAGCAAGCATTGCGCTGAATGTGCCGTAAACAAAAGCATTAGGATTTTTAATGGCCTGCGCAATTCTTTCAGAACCACGAACAGTTACCATACCCTTAACGAAATTGTCTTCATTAGTGTTCGACATCTCAATCATGGTTGAACGTCTGTCGAATACTTGCGCACCCAAACGGAAGTCGCCTACTAAGAAATCACCAGAAGTAATTGCATTAGTTGCAATAACAGGAACGCCATCAATTGAAAGCGGAGTGCTTGAGAATAACCAGTCATTGATATAACGCCCAGTTGTATCTTTAACAAGTTTCATTCTCATTGCATCTACCTTGTTAACTAAGATGGCTGTTGGCTCATATTCTAAAAATGTAGCCTGCGCAATTGCTTGAGCAAGAACATCCCAACGTTGAACTTTATCATCAGCCAAATAATCAACTGCAACAGCAGCAAGGGTAGTAACACCAGTAATATTAGGAGTATTTCCGTCTCCATATAACAATTGATAATCTTCCTTGTTTTTGATTTTTTCAGGCAATGAAGCCATGATGTATGAAATCAAACCGTCGATATCATCCAACATGATTTGTGATAACACCATGTAATTAGTAATCATCTCAACATTGGCAGTTTTTCCGATCAAGTCGAAATCTTCTTGCTTCCACTCAGCACCTTCTGCGGTCATGTTAGTATTAGCAGTTTTTGCATACTCCTGAACGTAATTAATCATGTTTGAGGTTGTAACACCTTGAGCAATTAATTCTCTAACCCTACGCTTACGGAATGGGTCTGCGTTAATTCCGGGTAAAAATTGAGGTGCGATAATAGTACCTGACTGCGTACTGTTTGCGCCCGTCATGTCATCAAGCTTATATAACATATCATTCATACCGGAGAATGATAAACCTGATTTACTTTGCTTCATTGATGCAATTTCGTTTTTCTTTTCAGTAAACGAATTCCTCAAAAATTCAAAATGGCTTTTCTTTTCTTCAACGCCTTGTTTGTTGAATTTTAACTCAACTTTATCGGCACGTTCGTTCAACGCTTTTAATTCTTCAGTTAACTTTTTCAAGTCACCGTCAAATTTTTGGTTAATGCCTTCAAACTCTGATTTAGTTTGGCATTTTTCCAACAGTCCTTGAATTTCTTTGTTCTTGGCTTCAATTGCCTCAACTTTCGCCTTCTGCTCTTGAGAAATTGAAAGTATTTCTTTTAACTTATCTTCCACTTTTTTACTTTTTATAGATTAATAATATTTCGTTTATAATCTTTTCCTTTTCAATATTTTCATTCGTGCTTTTTGCGGCGAACTCTTTGTATATTAAATTAGATAATTGATTCAATTTAATTTCAAACAACCATTTCTTTTCCTCACATTCAATTGACGATTTAACATATTTTAAAAGCGATTCAAATTCCTGTTCTAATGTTTCTTTATCCAAACTCTTAACTGCTGTTGTAAGAGCCATTTCATTTGCTCCCCATGTTACAGACGAACCTTCCCAAAGTTTTATTTCATTTAATTCAACATAGCTTTGTTTAGGCGCTTTATTGATAGTTTGAAAACCTATCGAATGTTCTTTTAAAACGCCCATTTTATATTCAATAAACGCGTCCTTTCCTATTGTTGTCGGTAACAGTTGAGAAACAAATTTAAGACCGTAATTATCTTCATATAACTCCAATAACTTACCTATGATTTGTTCAGTCTTATGATTTTTTAAATGTTTAATTCGGTCTTTACCTTTAACACCGCTTTCATCTATCGATCGTTTGAATGCACCTGGAACGATCATATCGCCATCGCTGTCAATATTACCAAATACAGAAAAATATCCAGTTATGATATGATTTTTTTCATCTATATCACTCAGCTTTACATCTACACTTTTTGTCTGATATCTCATAATATTTTATATTTTACAGCACATCTACAATTAACAACATTTCCCGCACTGGCTATTGTGTCACCTGGAAACATTAATTTTTCTCCCGTTAATGGCTCAATAAAAAAACCTTTCAAATCTACCTTCTGTCCGTTCATATTGACATGGTCATGTTTATCTTTCGGATGCATCCCCCTTGTTCTTTGATCCTTAAAAGAACTCCATTCT